GCGTTAATGGGAGATACGAGAGGACTAATGGAAGAACTTAATAAGCAAAACGTTGATTTAGGAGAGTATCAAAACATGAATCTAATTCAGAGAAAAGCCTTTGCTGACGCAATTGGTTTATCTACTGATGAGCTTTCAAAACAATTAATTGAACAAGATAAAGCAAAGAAATTAGGTGCTGAGCAAGGTACGTCAGCACAAGAACAATATAAAAAATTACTAGAGCAAAAGAAAACTAGAGAAGAAATAGCAGCGTTGGTTGGAAAAGAAGCAGAAGCTGATTTAAATAAAGCATCTAAAGCAGAAGCATTTCAAGCTACTATTGAAAGATTGAAAGACACTATAGGAGAGATGTTACAAGGTCCTGTAGGTGACTTAATAACTAAGTTTACCGCTTTTGTAAATGATGGTGAGAAAATGAAGATGATTGGTGAAAAATTAAAACAGATTTTTAGTTATATTGGAAAAACAATTGAAAGATTTCCTCAAATACTTAGTTCAGCAGTAGAGATTGCCAAAGTTCTAGCAACAGTATCTATTGTACGTGCAGTAGCAAGTATAGTAGGTTCGCTTAGTGCAGTACCAGTAGTAGGTGGAGCTGCAGGTCTTATAGCAGGTGCAGCAACTTATTCATGGTTAAATGGTTTATTAAGTGGAGGTGGTGGTGGTGCTCCTTCAGCAACTACTCCATCTGCACCACCACAAGAAACAGTAAGTCCAATGAACTCAAACGCAGCTATGGCATCACAAGCAGCAAGTGCAAAAGAAAGTGAGAAGAAGCGTCAACCAATTTTCAATCTTCAAAATACAACAATCGTAGGAACAGAGAAGTGGGATAGTCAAACAAGAAATTCTTTATCTGAATCTCCAGGAATGTGGGCACAATAAAATTAATAATATGGCATTATTAGGACAAATAAAAAATTCTCAATTTGGTAAGCAAGGTAGAACAACTACTACCGGTGTGTTTGAAGGAACTCCTCAAAACGTTGCCATCGTTCAAAGAGGTTATTCTACGCCAAATGCTGCACTAGTAATAGCACCAAGCCAGTTACCAATCGACTATGTTTCTAATTTAAGAAATACTCAAACGTATTTAGAATATTTAAAATCAGTTAAAAGATAATACATGCCGTTAATCGACTTTAAAACAGATTTAAAAAGTTTACGTTACGGTAGTGATAAGCCTAATGGTGGATCAAGTAGTCAACCTTACATACAATCTCCAATTCCAGACTCTTTTAACCCTAATCTATCTAATGAAGCAGTAGCTTTATTTAATAGTTACTATGAAACTAATAGAACAAGTTTAGATTTTCCTATCAGAGGTGGAAGAATAGTCGAAGTGGGTGGTAATATCTATTCCACTCCTTCTAATGACATTGATAGAATAAGAATACAGAATTTCTTAAAAGACTCACCTCGTGGTACCACTTTTATACAAAAGCAAAAAGGTTTACAATTAACCAATCCAAATACTCAAGTACCTAATACAATTCAAAACGTAGGAGGTTTTTTTAATGTAGACAACCAAGTACTTCCTGTTACAAGAACTTATAATCCTGCAAATACAATAGCACAAGTAGCTGCACAAGGTACTGGTGCACATTTTAATAGACACGGTAATAGTCCAACCTTATATGAATCACCACAGACAACATATGGCTATATTGTAGCAAATAATAATACTCCTTCTAAAAATAGATTAACTATTTTAACTTATTTGAAGTTGAGAGATGTAGGAAATGCTCAATTTAAAGTTGATGACATTTTAAATGGAGGTCTTAGCCTACAATCAGTTAATAGTTTAGGAATAGCTGTAGCACAAAATCAAATCTTAAACTATCAAGGTGGTCCTGGATCAAATTATGGTATAGGTTCTACGATAATAAGAAGAGCGACGAGTACAGTAGCAGCAAAAGTTTATTCTCAAGCTGCATTTACATATTCACAAATAGCTGACCAAGATACTAGAACTGGTAACGATCCTAATAAGACTTACATTCAAGATTTTAGAGCTCAATTAGATTCATCTGTTGTAGCACAATCGGACTATTTTAATTACTCAATGGAAAGACGTCTCAACATAGGTAACCCAGGCGAAAACTCTTATCCTAAAGTAGTTTATAATAGTATTATTCCACCTGCCATAGATAAATTAAATGCATTAGACTATTTTTATTATGATTCAAAAAAGAATACTCCTTGGCAAGCAGGTGGAGAGGATACAGGAGACATTATTAAGTTTGCTTTTGAGTGTATGTCAAACGATGTTCCTGATAACGCAATTGGTTTAGTATTTAGAGCATTTTTAGATGGAGCAATTCAAGATAATAACACAGCAGAGCTTAGTTCGTTTAAGTATTTAGGTAGAGGTGAAACTTTTAAAACTTATCAAGGGTTTACAAGAGATATTAGCTTTGCTTTTAAACTCTTAGTTCAAAGTAGAAGCGAAATGAGACCTCTTTACAGAAAGCTTAATCATTTAATTTCTCAAGTATATCCAGACTACTCTCCTGTATCAAATTTCATGAGAGGAAACGTTGTTAGACTGACTATTGGAGATTATCTTTATAGAGTACCTGGCTTTTTAAATAATGTCAATGTTACTTTAAATACTGACGTAGGTTGGGAGATTGCTTTAAATGAATACGATGATAGTGATGTTGCACAAGCACCTTTTGTTGTTAATATTAGCTGTGGCTTCAGTCCTATCTTAGATATACTTCCAAGAAGAGAAAACTTTGCGAATCCTTACATACCTCTTATAATGAATGATGGCTTTTTAAAAGGAAATGTGGATTCTGATCTAACAACAACTATAAGAACGCCACTACAACAAGAAGAAACTATTCAGCAAGAAAGAAGAGCAATAACAACTCCATCAGCACCTACTACATTTAATGGAACAGGACCTCAAGCACTTCCTCCTCCTATAACAAACGCAGGTGGCAGTAATAAGAAACAAGCTAGAAAATCAAATCCAAAAGCTACAACACCTGTAACACCTGCACTTAAGTTTGCTGATTTGGGCTTTGTACAACCAAAAGTAATTCAAGACAATACAACCTACAATGTAGGTAAAGGTTACAAATCAGGTGGTTTCTAAAAAATATTAATATGCCATCAAGATATCAAACTATACAAGTAAGTAAATTAAACGTAACAGGAAGTCTTCATTATATAACAAACGTTTATCCTACTATTGCTCCAACAGATAGCGATTACTATGTAATAACAACTGTTGAAGATAGATTAGATCTACTTGCTTTTGACTTTTACCAAGACGCAAGTCTATGGTGGGTTATTGCTTCTGCAAACGCACTCCCAGGAGACTCAATATATCCACCAGTAGGTATACAATTACGTATACCAATTAACATACAGACAATTTTAAACACTTACAATAGAGTAAACAATGCAGGGTGAAGTTTTATCTAATGTTATAGGTGCTCCATTTAGTCAATACGTTATCGATCAACTAAATCTAAGAGCTTCGGTTGGTTCTACTGCAAATAGATCCAATCAGGAAATTCTATATCTAGCGAATAAAATGTCTTGGACAAGATTAACATCTTCTGTAAGAATTAAGCCCTCAAATAATATTCCTATTTCAAAGTTTTACGCTAACTTATTTAATGGCGAAGTACCACCAGGCGATTATTCAAAACCAGAGAGCCTAGCACAAAATTGGATTCTACAAGCTGGGACCGCTGAATTGAATAATGCAACTTATAATTTGAGATATGGCCTTGGTGCTAATGGCGCGTATGGACTTGGAGGAATAAAAGAACAAGGCTATAGACCTATGCCAGGTCTTAATTCTGTAACGATTGAGTCAAAAGGAACGTTAGGATCTTTGAGAGAAGCAGATATTAAGTTTTCAGTGTGGAATATGATACAGCTTAATGTAATTGAGTCTTTATATTTTAGATTGGGATATACTATGCTACTTGAATGGGGTAATGTAAGCTACTTTAACAATAAAAAGCAGTTCATAACAAACCAATACGGGTTAGATATTTTCAATTTTAATAGTAAAGAACAAATTTTTCAAGCTATTACCGAAAAAAATAAAGAGACAAATGGTAATTATGAAGCAATGCTTGGAACAGTTACTAACTTCTACTACTCTTTTAATGAGCAAGGTGGCTTTGATTGTAATATTAAGTTGCTTGGATTAGGTTCAATCATAGATACTTTAAAAATAAACCAGACTTTTGTGATGCCTAGTAGCTTGTATGCAAGTGTACAAGAAGCACAGGAAAAATTAGATGCGCAAAAAGCAAAAGAAGATAAAGAAAACGCTACTGCTGCTGCTCTAGAAGCTCGTACCAAGGCAGGTTTAGTAGCAGCCTTACCTCCTCCTGTCACTAATTTAGCAACTTTAAAAGCAGCTTATAACGCATATAGATTTGGTAAATTTGATCTAGTCGAAGCATCAGTCGCATTTACAGGTATCGATAATTATACTGCAGATACTAGGTTCTACAGAGAAGATTACTATTTTAAAGCAACGGAAGAAAGTGCTGAATCTAATGCTGAATTTAATAAAGAAAGATTTGGTTTGTTCTTAGTAGGTACTACTGCCAATGGTAGACCAGCTGGTTGGACACGAATACCAGCTGATTTGTCACAACCACAAGTAAAGTTGAATCTTAAAAATTTAAATGCTGTAGCAACAAATCAAGGCTATAAAGATAATCTCAAACAATACAAAACAGTTTCACTAGCACCCACTCCAGGTGTATTATACCCAAAAGACGGTTTTTGGACAGGAACAACAGGTCTTGCTTCAACAGCTGTAGGACAGATTATAGACACAAGCCTAAGTTCCTTTAATACAAGTACTTTTGGCTTTAATGTTGTTCCTTTTACTGGAACTCTTTATGAAAGTGCTGAAGTAACAAAACCATTTGCGGTTATTATAGCATATGTTCTTCGCGACCAACAAAAATTTCTTAGATTTGAATTTGCTACGACCTACGGCGCTACTACTCATACACGAAAAGAGTATATTCAAGCTATAGAAAATTGGCTTGTAAATGATGCAACTATTAAATTAACTCAAATTGTAGAAAGAAATTTGGCAGGTAATGATCAAGTTTTTTATGAAGGAGATATAGTTGGATTGAAAGTAGGTTCTCAAAGTTTTAATGGCTACCTTCAATCCAATGATACTGGATTAATACAAAGCTCAGTACCGACCCCACCACCTTCTACTCCTGTTCCTGCAACAGGAGCTGAAGTAAATCCCCAAGGAAATACTGAAGGAGGAGAGAACGAACCAGGTCCTGGACAAGTGCAACAAGAATCTAAATTTAATTCAGCATTACATACAATGCTTGTTTCTGTAGGAGTATTAGGACGTGTAGCAGCAGTAGGAACTGATAGTAAAATAATAGAAGTAAACCTAAAAGAAACTACTCAAATTTTTTATCAATATGGAGTTCTTCAAAATGTCTTTGATAGCTCACAAGGTACTACAGGTATAGATTTTGAGTTGACTAAATATGCTAAAAAAGGCTTTAATAGCAACTTAATGGCAGATAAAACTAAATTTGCTTCAATAAAAGACATCGACTTTGATAATTTATGTAAAGCTTATTATGTAGGATATGAATTTTCAGTTAATGGCTCAGTATCACCCAATTCACCAGAGAAACCAGTTTATATTAAGTTGGGATACTTACTTGCATTCCTAAATAATATGTGTCTTTTATATGAATCGACAAGTAAAGAGAACAATGCTAAAGGTAACAAACAGGATGTCGTAAAACCATACGTGTATATCGATTTTCATCCAGACTACAACTTTTGTTTAACAATACCTCAACACATGACTGTAGATCCATACAAGTGTTTTATACCTCTTGCAGCTTCTGATAGCGAATATTTAGAAATATTTGATGAAAGTGTAAGAAAAGGATTAGAGGGGATGGCCTTTAAGTCTGGAACAGAAAACTTAGTATCGTCTCAACTTCCTTTTTTTAAAACAGATAATGCTTATCGCGGAAAAACAATGGACATATTGCTCAATACTCAATATCTTCTTGACTTAGCAATCAATTTGTGTCTGCCGACAAGCAAGCAACAATTGCTCTAAAACCTTTTCTAGACGCTCTTATACAAGACATTAATAAATCTACAGGAAACTTCAATATGTTTAGAGTTCAATATAGAGATGACTCTAATACTATTATAATTAAAGATGATCAATATACTCCTAATCTAGAAAACGAAACAAGTACTATTGTAGCAAATACTTATCGTGATAATAGAAGATTTATGGAATTGCAAATATTTGGAAGTGGAAGTTTAGTGAGAAATATGGAATTTAAGACAACCTTGAATACTAAGATGTCTTCCATGATTGCTATATCTGCTCAAGCAGGACAGCAGTATGCAAATGGCGTTGATGCTACTCCATTAGGAAGTTATAACGAAAATTTTCAAGATGCATTTATGGCAGTAAAGCAAAATGCAGATTCAGGTTCATTAGGAAAAGCTCTTAGTATACTAGGAGTTAAAGACGTACAAGAGGCAAACACATTTATACAAAAACAATTGACAGAAGGAAAAACTCAAAAGCAAATATCAGCAATAATAGGCGAAGGTGCTTACGAAGCTATTACAACAGAGCAAAAGAAAGAAGATAATAATATCGACACTGCTAAAAAGTTTAATGACTATGTAATGTCTGTTTATAAGAATGGTACTATTCCAATGGATCAGACAAAGGTAGCAGTTAACTATTATATAGATCGTATGAGTGTTGTAAAAGGAGAAAATAAAATAACACAAGGAGGACCTTTCATACCAGCAAATCTAAGTATGACTATAGACGGCATAAGTGGCATTGTAATGGGCAACGCTTTTGTCGTTCCTGAAAACAGACTACCAGCTTCTTTAAGAGGCTATGATGGAAATACAAAAGTAGGATTTGTCGTAGTTGGTTTAATTCATACATTAGAGGCTAATCAATGGCTTACTAAAATAAGAGGTCAAATGATTAAGTTAAGACAAGCAACTGGCGATAAAACAACTAATGTTACTTCTACTGTTAACAATTTTAATACTTTAGCAGGTAATGGAGGGTTTAGCGGTGGTGGATCTGTAACAACTTCACAAGGTTGTACAACAGCTTATCCTGAATTGCCAATATTAACTAGGGGTATTCAAACAGACTTTTTTCCTATAGCTGAGGCTGCAAAGTATCTAAAAGGTAAACACCCTACTTTAGGAGTAGCAGGATTTGCTATAATAAAAGCTGAAGCAGGTAAATCAGGAGATAATTTTAGATCTGCAGGCGGTAATAATTTTGGTGGAGTTCAATTAGAAGGTAGGTGGGGCTTTGGAACGTTTGCAGGCCAATTCTGTAGAAGAGATAGTGGTGGTGATCTTAGAATGTTTGCTATATTTAAAACACCTCAAGACTTTTTAGATTTTGCTGCTAATCGTTTGTTAAAGAAAGGATTTAAATCAAGTATGACAGGTGATGAATGGACTACTTTATATATTAATAAATGGTGGTCACCTGAAAAAAAGAGCCAGTATACGAAAGGAACGTCAACCTTCAACGAAAAACTTTCTATTTACAACTCTGCCTTAAAAATTTATAATCAAGTATAGAAGATGATAAAGTACTATCCTCAAACTAGAATTAAAACAAACCTTTACACAAGAGGCAATACCTATAAATCTGCTGATGGAAAACCGTACACAGGTAGATACTATCTACTTTATGATGGTACAGCGTATATGGGAGCTAATCCAGTTGTAGGAACGAATAAGCCTTTGATATTAATAAATAATACAGCAGACACTAGCTCACCTAATTCAGGAGCTGATCCAAGTATATCGGGAAATGTATCATATAGTGACTATAATATTGCTAAGACAAGCAATGTAACCCAAACAAATGTATCAAACCTTGAAGAATTAGTACCCTACTATCCAAGTCCATCTAAAAGTGAATACCAAATAGGATATTTTACTAGATACTTTGCAAAAAATGTAACAGGTCCTGGATATATTTTAGAAATATCTAAAAGTGCTTACGCTAGTGTCAAGAATGGTTTTTATAACGATACTGCTGTTTTATATGAAATAACAGCTCTGTTATGGCAATTAACTGGTCCACTAAACGATACAAGAATTTCTCAATATCAGATACAAGGTGGAGTTTATGATACTAATAAAAGAGTAACAGAGACTAGATCTCTTAGCTTTATAGGATTGGTAGAGTACATCGGTGGTGAGTATACAAAATTCGCTAAGCTAACGACATAGCCGTTGGTTTAAAATTTATTTCAAAGTATCTTTTTAAAAATTAAGGTTATATGTATTTCATTATTGAAACGAAAGAGCAATTAAGTAAGCTTCCGGATAAAAGTACTTGCTTTGTAGACATAATTACATTGTCAGAAGATGCGCATCCTACATTAACATCTCCATCGATACTTTATTACAACGATTTTGAGAAGGGTTACATTATTCCAATCAACCATACAGAAGGATTTTCATTAGATTTTGAAGAAGTAAAAACTTTCTTAAGAACTAAGTTGCAAGTTTACGTGTTAGATAAAAAATGGCACTCCTATTTTCTCGATTATAAAAGTCCTAACATTATAGATGCTTATTACATCATGTTAAATGAACATGGAAAAGTAGAAGATCTTAATTGTTATACTAATGTGCATAGAGATTTTTACTATAAGCACAAATATCTCGATAATGTAAATTCGATTATACCAATCTCAAAGCATTATGAGAGATGTGAGTGTATGTTTGAGTCTGTTTTACCTTACATAAATAAAGGCAACAGCTTACAATGGTTTCACGACTATACATTAGTGTATAAATGGGTAGAAGAGCAAGGTATTGGCATTAACCAAAAGCTATTCGATAAGTATTACGAGCCAACTTGGAAAGCTAACTCCATTAAGGAAGGTAAAATTTACACCAACTACAATTTATTTAACATTACATCTAGACCCTCCAATGCATTCAATTCAATTAACTTCTTAGCATTAACAAAAGGTGCTGCCAGATCAGCATTCATTCCAACTAATGATATTTTTGTAGAGTTCGACTTTGATGGATACCATTTAAGATTGATAGCAAATAAGATTGAGTTCGAATTACCTCAAGGCATATCTATCCACACATACTTAGGTCAGCAATACTTCAATAAAAAAGAACTAACTCCAGAAGAATACCAAGAATCAAAGAAGATAACATTCAGGCAACTCTATAATGGAATCGAACATGATTATAGAGGAATTGAGTTTTTTAATAAGGTAGCTATATTCATTGAGGATTTGTGGGAAACCATGCAATATGGTAAATACATAGAATTGCCAAATGGACGTCGTTTTACAGGGTTAGATTTTAACCCACAGAAGCTCTTCAATTACTATGTTCAATGCTTAGAAACCGTTAATAACGTTAAAAAACTGCTAAAATTAAGAGAATTGCTTGAAACCAAGAAGAGTAAGGTGGTTTTGGTAGTTTATGACTCTATTTTAGTAGATTTTTCCAAGGAAGATGGAAGAGAAACCCTAGATCAAATTAAAGATATCTTGCAGGAAGACAATTATTTAGTAAAAGTACAACTAGGCAAGAGCTATGACTTTGGACAATAACAAACTATTTATAAGCAGTATAAATGTTAAACAAGAAGATTTAATGAATAAACTGTTTTGCACATTCAGTTCCAAAGACGGGCTAGAAAAGACTTTAGATACGATAAAAACTGAATATGTTATAATGTATAATAAGATTTTCGTCTTAGAATCGCAGGATTCTGAGGAATATCTCTGCACCTACAATATAGAGACCCAGGGAAGTAGCACTAAAATCCTTCCAAACACGATTTTGTTACATAGAAAGAAGGAGACAAATACCCTTTACACAATCAATTCCCTTAATTTACTTATTAAGTCATTAAACGAAGGAATACTCGATACATCTTTTCGAATTAACTGGAAAGACTACTCAAACACAATTCTACTTACCCAGGGTAGTGATTTAAAGACTCTGGGAACGAAGATTCATAAGATCGTTGTCTTATAAGAGTTGTTATTTTAATTTTTCTATCATATCTTTATTGAGAAAGTAATTAATCACAAAAACAAATAGTTTATGGCAATGGACTTAAGCGCTATCAAGTCGAAACTTGGTGCCTTGCAGAATCAAAAGCAAGGAGGGCAAAAAAGGGACATGACGTTAATCTTATGGAAGCCAACTGTAGGTAAACACTCAGTTAGAATCGTTCCATCTGTTAATGATAAAAGTTATCCCTTTAAAGAATTATTTATTCACTATGGTATTGGAAATCGTACAATGATTTCTTTAGAAAACTTTGGTGAAAAAGATCCTATCGTAGAATTTGCTAAGCAATTAAAGCAAAGTGGAGATAAGGAAAATTGGTTATTAGCTAAAAAGTTAGAACCAAAAATGAGAGTATTCACACCAGTTATTGTACGTGGTGAAGAAGAGAAGGGAGTACGCTTATGGGAGTTTGGTAAACAAGTTTACGCAGAATTATTAAGCATCGCAGAAGATGAGGATGTAGGAGATTACACAGATCCTGTCAACGGTCGTGATATCACTATTGAAACAACAGATGCATTAACTAATGGTACAGGTTTCAATCAATCTAAAGTACGAGTACGTACAAAGACAACTCCATTATCTGATAGTGGCTCTGATGTTGAAAAATGGCTTACAATTCAACCAGATTCTTTAACTATTTTCAAAAAGTATACTTACGAAGAAATGAAATCTTCCTTAGTTAATTGGTTGAATCCAGAAGCAGAGGTTACTGACGACGCACCATCACCAGTTGTAGAAGTAGAAGCTCCTAAAACAGAAGCTTATTCTTTAAATACGACTCAGACAAAAGTTGATCAAGATTTCGACGATTTATTTAAATAGACAAAACAAGTTATGGCAAAAAGCAAGGAAGATAGCTTAAACTCCAGTGTGAGTAAGGCTATCAAGGGATCATTTAATTTAGATAATTACAATAAATCTAAAAACCTTTCCACAACATCTATTAAGATGAAAGATCAAACGTGGATTCCTCTTTCTAAAGCTGTCCAAGACTGTTTATCCATTCCAGGGATACCCATTGGCCATATCACTCTACTCAGAGGTCACTCTGACACAGGTAAGACTACCGCACTTTTAGAAGCAGCCGTAACTGCTCAGAAAATGGGTATCTTACCTGTTTTTATTATAACAGAGATGAAATGGAATTGGGATCACGCTAAGCAGATGGGTTTACAGTTTGAAGGAGTACCAAACGCAGAAGGAGAAATCGATGACTACAAAGGTTTCTTTATTTACGTTGATAGAGAGAGGTTAAATTGTATTGAAGATGTAGCAGCTTTTATTGTAGATTTATTAGACGATCAAAAGAATGGCAAGTTACCTATCGATCTATGTTTCTTTTGGGATTCAGTAGGATCAATTCCATGTAGATTATCAATTGAGTCTAATAAGAATAACAACGAATGGAATGCAGGTGCGATGTCACAAAACTTTGGAAACTTTATTAACCAGAAAATTGTATTATCTAGAAAGCAAAGCCAACCGTATACAAATACGATGGTAGCTTGTAATAAGATCTGGGTTGCTAAAGCTGAAAATATTATGGCACAGCCTAAGATGAAAAATAAAGGAGGAGATACAATGTATTTTGATTCTTCTTTAATTATGACATTTGGTAATGTAACTAATGCTGGTACAAATAAGATCAAAGCAACTAAGAATGGTAAGGATGTAGAGTTTGCTAAGCGTACTAAGATTAGTTGTGATAAGAACCACGTTAATGATGTTACATCAGCAGGTAAAGTTATTATGACTGCACATGGCTTTATAGATGATACTAAGCCAGCAATTGATGCATACAAGAAGGAACATTCTAAAGATTGGTTAAAGACTTTAGGTACTTCTGACTTTGATGTAGTTATTGAAACAGACGAAGATACAAGAGATATCTTTGACGCAACAGAATCAGAATAATGAGTAAAGATTATAGTAAATTCTTTGATCAGATGTCAGAAGCTAATCAAAGGGAAGAAGTCTTGCACAAAAATAGTAAGGTCTTAATTGTTGATTCGCTAAATACATTTCTTAGAAGCTTTGTGGCAATTCATCATATGAATACTCAAGGTAATCATATAGG